TTATCAGGTCGCACTGAAAGGCTGCGCTTGTCACGGCGTCTCTGTAGGCGATGAACTTGTCCACCAGCGCAGATGATCCGGCGTCATTGAACACGCTGATTGACCACGCGAACGAATATGGCGCGACGCCGCCAGTCGGTACGGCTGTGATGCGGCCCAAGCTCTTGGCACCGTTGCCGGTGAAACTGACCGATCCACTCGTTCCAGCAACCACTGAAAACGTGTCTTGCTTCAGTGTCAGCGCACCAGTGCTGGAGTCGTAGGTCAGGTACTGGCTGGCACTCCCCACCCGAAAGCGTGCAAAGCCAGAGTCCATGCCGGCGAACACGCCATTGCCGGTGAGCCATGTCGCACCGTTCACGCTCACAGATCCGGTAAACGTGCCTGTAGCTGCACTCACGTCGCCATTGAACGTACCCGTCGCAGCCGACAGAGATCCGGAGAAACTTCCGGTCGCTGCCACTAGAGATCCGGCGAACGTGCCAGTCGCGGCAGCAAGCGCACCACGAAAGGTGCCGCTGTTGAGCTCGACGTTTCCATCGGCTGGTATGCGCCAGCCACTGACGCCAGAGGTGTATCCGGTTGACTGGATGTAGGAGCCAACGCGCAGCGATCCAGCGGTCAGCTTGGTGACGCTGATGTCGGCGGCCGTGATCTGGTCGGCCACCAGGATTGCAATCTTGGAGTAGGACGCCGTGAGGTTGACGATGTAGGCCGCATCCATGTAGACGCCTGCCGGTATCGTTGCATTGCCCTCTGTCGTAGTCGTCGTGCGAATGACGAACGGCTTTGCGTCAGAAACCCCGGATCCTGACGGCGCCACGACGTAGAACTGATCGGCCCTCACGCCAAAGTCGATCCTTGGCCCAGCCGTTGCAGATGCTGTGGCCGACAGCCCAAATCCTCCCACCACCGTGCGTCCGCCGGATGAAATTTCAGCGCGTAGGGTGTAGAGCGCCGCCACCGATCCATCAAGCGCAGCTCGAGTAGACGACTCCGTTTGAAGCGCAGCCGAAATCTGCGATACCGCAGACTGCCCAGCCATTCCAACCGGGCGACCATTGATGAGTTGCAGGCTCAATTCCACCCATGCGTTCGATGCAGCTACCGTGTCTCCTGCGTAGCGCTCTATTCCTGTGCCCTCTCCAAGTCCTGGAATGCCAGCCAGGATGTAGGCGCCCCGTGACTTGAAGCGATCCAGCGTAGCCTGGGTTGCCCCGCATCGCTTCAGTGCGTCTGGAAGGCCGCTGACAGTGGAGTTTCCAAGCGGCTCGTCGACCGTGAAGATCAGCACCACCTTGTCAGGCCCCAGGGCGTTGAGCGCGCCGGCCAGTGAGGCTGCATTGCGGCCCGATGTCGTCGCGCCGTTTCCAAACACATCGTAGGCCAGCGCACTTTCCACCGCTGCCGTGGACCCATTGAGGACGACGAGGTTGTACGAACGCAAACCAGTCATCAGCAGCGTGCCGTCTTCAGATCGAAGTGATCCTTCGCCATAGAGCGATGAGTACCCGAACGACTGCACCCGGTAGTTCACCACCCGGCCCTGCCTTGACACCAAGGTCGTGACGTTTCCAGCCACTGCGGTGCCGTCAGTCAGCGCGTAGGCGTAGGCGTCTGTGTAGCTCTTTGCCGATGCCAACGTGCTGGCGTCGGCCGCAGCGTAGGCGACGCTTGTGGCGGATAGTCGGTAGTTCACGCTACCCGGCACGCTGCTGGCAGCATCCACCAGGTCTATTCGAGCGCCCAGCGCAGGGTACAGAAGACTGTTTGTAATCTGGCCAGTCAGGATCGACAGAAGCGCTGAAACGTCCTGCCCAGTCGTTCCCTGAATCCCGTGAGCGCCACCAGCAATGTGGCCCGATGCAATGCCATTGATGCCGTCGACCGTCTCGAACACCGCCCAGATGCACCAGCGCATGTTGGGCTCTGTGGGGTACGAGCAGATGACGTCCGTCTTCTGGATCGAGTCGATCAGCTTGGTGCGCAGGTCTGCGAACGTAGGTTCTGCGGCACCCTGAGCCCAGATCGCTCCGTAGAACAGCGTGCGCCCGTTGCCGTGGCCTTGGGTGTAGGTCGGAGCGTCGATCGTGATGTTGATGAAGGCGATCCCGGCCGTGACAGCCAGGCCCGTGGGGGTTGGTGGTGGCGTCAAGTCAGGTGTGTAGGTCGTGCCACCAGTAGTCCCGCCAACCACATTGACGACAGTGGTGCCTCCGCCAACAGACCCCGCTTTGAACGTGCCGTCGCTGCTGCGCTTCAGAAGTCCGACCCCAACGAGCTCCTTGCGCGTGGTGAACTTGTCGAGCGGGTCACCGATCAGCGTGTTGTCTGGGTCGTGGGACTGGACCCAGACCCGAAGCAGATCCAGCCAGTTTTTGAGCCAAGTCAGCGAGCCAACTGGCACGTCCTCGGTGCTGGGCAGGTCTGGGATTTTGGAGAACAGAGCCATTATGCGAAGTCGTCCGGGCTCTCGGCCAGCATCACGCCCTGCACGGGTCCGGTTGTGACCATCTGCACCTGGAAGTCCCGAGCCAGGTAGCCGCTGGGCAGCGCGAAGGCCTCCCCGGTCGTGACCGTACGCGTGAACACAGAGGTCATCACGTAGGTGCCATCGGCCTGCAGAAGGCTGGCCCAAAGAGAGAACGCCACGGACACCGGCTGGTCGGCCACGATCAGGGCATAGCCCGCGTTCGTCTCGTAGGCGTGTCGGTGGATCGCGGTCTTGAACGTGACCGACAGCGGCGATCCGCTTGGATGGTTCCAGCGCCTGATGACGTTGCCCGTGTCCTGCAAGAACAGCCGATCGGCAACTGGGTCGTAGAACACGCCCATTGCGCCCTGCCCCAGGAAGATGATCCCGCTCGGGTTGACGGGATCGATCAGGAAGCCCTTGAGCGCGCCGTCGTTGTAGAAGCCCAGGTAGTACCGCTCGAATCGCGCGCCAACGATGGTCGACGGGACCAGGGCCTGCCATTGCTCTGGAGACAGCAGGCCCTCGGTGACGATGCGCGAACCGCCCTGACCCATGAAGCACAGGCCGTTCGGGCTGGCCCAGCACACGCCATCTCCGCGACTGACGATCGAGCGCTTGGACACGCAGGATTGCGGGAAGGCGATCGGCTGGTTCGACAGCGCAAGAGGCGACCCGCCAGTGACGAGGTATGGTGCCGACGTGGTGAGGATCAGCCAGTTCTGCAGCCACTTTCCGGTTCCCACGATGTCATCCTGCAGCGTCTCCTGATACTCAACCGGCCAGGCCCACGGCTTGTTTGGCTGGCATGCCGTGTAGGTCTTTCCGAAGAAGCCGCCGACCATGCCGTTCCACAGCGACGTGAGGCCTTTCAGGTTGGACGGGGGAGACTCCCACGCCGGCTTGCTGGTGTCGCCTCCGCTTTGAAGCACTGAGCCGCGAGTCAGGTCATCAACCACCGATGTCGCGGTGGCCGACACCTCAGCGACTTTCAGGTAGTCGCCCCCGTCAGTGGACACGTAGATCCTGCGCACAGTCACATCGGGGTATCCGCTTGGAACCGGGTCGAAAGCGTTGAGCGTTACCGTGGACCCCACAAGGCAGGTGAAGGCTCGATTCACGCCCGGCGCGCTCTCCCGTCCCTGTGCGTTGACGAACTCATCGACGTAGACGCGGTACTCGTTGACTGTCCCGGTACCGGCCACCAGGAGCGTGGCAGTCATGGCCGCCGTGGGCTTGGGGATTCCGAGCCAGCGCCAGGCAGCCGGGCCGGGTGCCGCGGGCAGGGCCAGCGTGTTGTCCGTCCGCTTTGGTGCGCCGTCGCCCGTGTAGTAGATTTCCTCGGTCGAGTCGTTGCCGATGAGCGAGCGCACGACATCCACGTCTGTGCTCCACTGCAGGAAGTCCCCCGTGTCGCTGGCCACCGCGCGGTTCATGCGGTACAGGCTTATGAGCGGCGTTTCGCCTCCGGTCGTGACCGTGACGTTTGCTGCCCGCCAGCCACGCAGATCCGCAGATCCTGGACGCAGGTTCAGCGCATTGACGCCTACCCCTTCGGGCAGGCGCTTTGGGTGCAGCCTCTGGTTGGCGCCGATGAACTCGGACCAGGCCGCGATCAGCATTAGTTCGCCCCAGCGCCGGCCACGCCCGCGCCGTCAGCCATCATCTGCTGATTGGCATCCATCGCCTTCACGCGCGAATCCTTGATGCCCAGCGACTGCAGAAACAGCTGGTAATACTGCGCTGCCAGTTGCGGGTTCTTGGTGTAGGTCGCGTTCTTGGCGAAGCTGCGAAACAGGATGTAGTACTGCAGGGCGTTGGCGTAGATGTCGTCCAGCGCCATGACGTTGGACAGGTCAGTGAGCTCGGACGGTGCGGCCGAGTAGACCAACTCGATCTTGGTGTTGCCCGGTGCCGGCGGCCAGAGGTAGAAGGCCTTGGGCTCGCCCGGGTCGAAGAAGTAATGGACCGCCGGGCCCGGCGTCTCGTTGTGCCAGTTCGGGCGCTGCTCATCCAGCCACAGCATGGGCTTGACCGTGATGGCGCGACCCGGCGTCACGCCATCGGCCAGGAAGTTGCGCACCACCTTGATTGGCTGGATTCCGTCGTTCAGGCCCAGCGAAGATAGGTCTTGCCGGGTGCCGCCCACCGTGGTCGGCCTGGCCATCCGTGTGTAGGCGGACGGCAGGTTCATGACCACCTCGCGCTGGCCGTCGTTGAACCACATCATTTGCTCGCTGGCGGGCCAGCGAACACCCGTGCCGCTCACGATGTCCTGCAGGATGATCCAGGCGCGGTCAACGATTTTCTGGCCTGTCAAGGTGGGCATGGATCAGCTCCTTGCGGCCCGCGTGCGCGCGCCGTAGATGGTTGCGGTGTCGGGCCTTGAGACGGCGCCAGGCGGGCCGGCCAGAGTCCCGGGCCGCGCAGCCACGTCGCCGTCATCGCTGTCGGGGTCTTGCAGGCTGAGATTGAAGTAGCGCGTGGCCTGGACTGGCGCGGCGGGTTGCGCGGCCAGCAGCGAGGCGGGCGGAGCGGCCGGCGCAATGATCTTGGATGGCTTGGCCATGTTGGTCCCCGAAAAGAGAGCGGGCCCCCGAAGGAGCCCGCCCAAAATGGCACTGCGAAGTGCCCCAGGAGGAAACAGAACTACTTGACGCCGACGACCTTGCCCATGACGATGGCGCTGATGGCGCCTCCGGTGGTGGTCGCATTGAGCTGCGGAGTGCAGGTCAGCCAGACGTCTTCGTCGAAGGTGATCGGCGCAAAGTTCAGCACGTTGCGGGCCGCGGTCTGCAGAATCGTGAGCGCACTTCCGAAGGCGGTCGTTGCCGCCGCCAGAGTGGACCCAGGGGTTGCCGCCTCGTAGCCGAAGTTCACCGTCAAGGTTGCCCCGAGGGCGACGTTGCGGATGGCGATTTCAGTGACGCGCGTACCAGCCGGGATGCGCACCAGGCGCGCCTTGTCCGTGGTGGTGAATCCAACGGGCGCGGTAGCCGAGCCGTCGTCGCAGTAAGCATTGCCCTTGCCATCGCTGAAGCGCGGCGCGAGCGCATTGGTATCGGTATAGGTGGTCATGATGACCCTCCGTAGTCAGAGAATTGAATGAACAGGAGCAGGGCCGAAGCCCCGCCCCAAAGTGCCAAGATCAGGTCGCGATCGGCACGGCCGAGTCGATGGCGATGATCCCGTTGTCGGTGGGCTCCGGGTCGCCGTTCTCGTTGATGTACGAGTAGCGCAGCTTGGCCTCGCCGCCCATGAACTCGGCAAAGACCGTGCAATTGCGCTGCAGGTTGTACCAATACTCGTACATCGCGCCGACGTCGTCGCTGGCCGTGTTGCCGTAGCAAACACCCATTCCTTGCGCGCCCAACAGCAGCGAGCGCTCGACCTGGGTGCTGGCGTCCAGCGTGTTGACTGCGATGTCAGTGGTTTCCGTTCCGGTCAGCCGGTTGGCAACCTTCACGATTGCCGGAGTGTCGCCCGGGTTCATCAGGATGGAGAAGTCCATCTCGCGCACCAGCACGCCGTTCCACATCCCGACCTCGCCCATGAACAGCGGGTGCTTGGAGCCGTAGCTGGCACGGTTCCATGCGCTTTGCTGGAATGCGCGGATGTTGTTGTTGGCCGTCAGGTCGGTCAACAGCGACTTGTACGCGCCCGGCCCGAGCATCAGGATGCCAAGGATGGGCGAGTCGTAGGCCGCGGGATCGTCCTTGATGGTGACGTTCTGGATCTTCGTGTCAGACGACTTCAGGCGCCATGCCAGCTCATCCAGGTGCGAGAGCTTGAACTTGTCGGTGGTGACGATCGAGCCCAGTTGCGCGCCGCCGCGAACCAGCGTGGTGCCGCTGGCAACGTAGTGACGGTTGTAGGTCGGAGCCTTCACCGGGTTGACCATGATTTCAGCGAAATCCGGGTCGGTGGCGAGAGGAACCTTCCAGGACTGGCCGCCCTGCACACCGCGCAGGCCCGCCGCCTGCACCAGCGAACGCTGCCAGAGCAACGAAGGCCAGTAGCTGGCGTGGTGGGCCATGGCGACCATGCGCAGATCGTGCTTGGTGCGCTTCTGCGACATCTTGCCGCCGGCATCAACGCCCCAGGTGGAGTTGTTGATCTTGATGTCCATGCTCATGGGCGACAACGGAACGGCCAGGCCTTCCGCGTTGCGATCCCCCATGATGGGCTTGCCGGTGGTGACGTTGAAGGCGTCGACCGAAACGGTGTCGCCCGCGGCCTTGGTCAGGTCGGTCACTTCCACGAAAGGCATGCCGGGATCCGACTGCACCTTCATGGTCTTCTTGAGGTCGCTCATCTGCGGGGCGGGCCCCATCAGGCGACGGCGGTTGGTGGGGGCGCGCAGCGACTGCGAGACGAGCGCGACGGAGTATTCCTTGCGGGCAAGGACTGAGCCTTGCGGGATGTTGGTCTGGGCCATTTCGGGCTCCTACTGAAAACTCGGGTTGAGGTTCTTCAGTCGGCGCGCGAGAGTCGGTACAGGTCTTCTGCGATCTGGTCCGAGCTCATGCGGTCGAACCTCGAGCGCAGTTCGCGGGAGTTCAGGCCCCGGACCTCATCCTCTGTGTTGGAGGGCGAGCGGCCCACCAACGAAGACAGGGTCTCGGGGTCATCGCCCACGGACTGCGGCTCGGGGGCCGACTTGTGCGCCGTCTGCGTTTGCTTCTTCAGAGAGGGGATCTCAAGGCCAAGGTCGGCAGCAACGCGGCGCTGCACTTCGGCCGATCGCTCCAAGAGAGTCCGGTCCTTCCAGCGCGGGTGCGCTGCGAGTTCCTTGTCCTTGGCGATGGCTTCGGCCCATGCGTCTCCGCCGGAGCCTTGCCATTCCTTCAGGAGAGGCAGCTGATCGATCACGGCCTGGGCCGCGGACCGCGCTTGCTCCCTTGCGATCGCGTCCTGATCGGCTGCGTCGTCTTCCGTGGCAGCGGATCCCGACTGGCCGCGCTGGGCAGTCAGCCGGGGAAGTGCCTTCACGGTGGCGGTAACGATGTCGTGCAGCTTCTTCATCGCCGGGAAGTCCGAAGCCAAAGCCTCGACCTCCTCCGCCGTGAAACTGCCGGCCATCTGCTGCAACTCTGCAACGTCGGGCTCATCGCCCTGCTGCGAGCGCCTGGCCAGTTCAGCCTCGGCCGCCTCGGCTCGCGCCAGAAGTTGCCGGCGCTGCTGCCTCTCGCCTTCGAGCACGCCATAGGGAATGACGTTCTTGCCGTCCTTGCTCAAGATCCCAGTGGGCTTGGGCTCAGCCTCGGTGCCGGACGTCGCACCTTCCTTTGCCGCTGGCGGCTTGGGTACGTCCTTGGGTTGGGGTTCATCGTCGGCTGGGCTCTCGTTGTCGTCCTCGCGGTCGACTCCTTGGGCCAGAAGCGCTGCACTCAGCGCGTCCATGTCACCGGGCTTGATGTCTTCCAGGCTTTGTCTTTCGCTCACTTGCTCTCCGTCCCAGTTGTCGGATGGGTCCGAAATGGAAAAAGCCCGCGCGGATTGCTCCGAACGGGC